CTCGAGCTGAATGACGTTCCCGTCCATGTCCCGGATGACCTCTGCGTAGGCGCAGCCGTAGGTTTCCCGGGCCTCCACGATGTCCTCAAAGAGCTCATTGCTCTCCTGCTCCATGTTGAGCATCTCGACGACCTCTGTCGCCCGGTCCCACTCCGCTTTCATCTCCGGGGTTTCATCCGCGTCCGCAAAGTCGTCTTTGTACCGGATGTCGATGCCGAATCCGGCGATGTTTGACTTGTAGGCCCGGATGCACTGCGGGAGTATGGTGCTTTCATCCACCATCTTGGAAAGCCCTCGGAGGTCAAACGGTGGCTTTGCCCAAACACCTGCCGTGTACGCCTCCTCCGGCGTGATTTGCAGGGAGCCGTCTGCTTTGGCGATGGGCTTCATCCCGCCGCGCTGCTCCGGGTCGTCCGCTTTAACGATGCGGACGTTTACCCGCTGCTGGGCGGGCTGCTTCTTGTCGCTCACTTCTTAACGTCTCCTCTCCTCTTGGGTTTGACCGGCAGGCACAGCAGGAGGATGCAGTCGGCCTCGTCGGGCGAGTGCATCCCGCGCTTTTTCATGGCGTCCTTGCTCTCCACGCGGATTTTTGCGTCATCGGTCATGGAATACTTTCGTGTGGAAAGCTGGCCGACGAGGTCGTTATCGTTTGGGAGAATGAGTTGGACTGGCTTCTGTGCGCCCTCCGGCGTCTGCGGTGCAAGTAGGTTCTTCACGACGCTCATCATGTAGGTGGTGCTGTCGTAGTAAAAGTCATGGTGTATGCGCTGGCCGAAGTACACGGGGATAATATCCATCCACCAGAACCGCTCCGGCTGCTCGCGCTTTACGCGCCGCAGACGGTCCGTGACGCCGCCGCCGAGGCCGCTGTCGTCTATCTTGATGGGAATAGCCTTGTCGAACCGGTACTTTTCCATGAGCTTTAGGCCGAGCTCCATGATGTCGTCGGCCGTCTGCATAAGGTCCTGCCCGCTCTTGCGCTTGTAGAACATGGCCTTTTCGTCCACCTTGTAACCGATGACGGTGCGGTCGTCACCATAGCGGGCAACGTCGCAGCCGATGTCGATGCGGACAGGTCTTGCCGGTTCCGTCCATTCGGTCATAATGGATTTTTCGACGAGCGGCAGAGGGATGAAAACATCGTTCTCCTGCCGGGGGAACTCTCCGGCGACGCGAACACGGAAAACGTCCGAATCCTCGCCGTACATCTGGATGATGGTTTTGACGAAGTCGTCCGAGACGCGGCTGCTGTTCCGGCCGTCAACGTGGAACGTGGTGTAGCTGCCTCTGTTCTTATGGTGGCTGTCATAAAAAAAGCCCGACAACTGTGTCGGGTTTCCGCACATGAGCAGCCGCGCTCCGGGCGTCGAAAGTGCGCCCAGCACCGGCTCGAACACCTTGTCGTCCACGCCGCTGGCCTCGTCGATGATGTAGAGGATGTCGTCAGCGTGGAATCCCTGCAGGGCGTCCGGCTTGCTGGCCGTTCGGGCCACAGCGAACCACTCCTCTGGGTACTGTTTCATGTAGACCTTTTCCTTTGTCCACATCAGCTCCCGCTCGAGGGCTTTGTTGTTTCGCAGCCACTTGCTTATCTCCGCCCACAGAATATCGAATAACTGATGCTGTGTCGGGGCTGTGCAAGGGATTTTGGGGAATGGCCGGGTTGACATAAACCAAATAACGGTCCATGCCTCGACCGCGCTCTTGCCGATGCCGTGGCCGCTGCGGACGCTCGTCATCTGGTTCTTTGCCACAGAATCCAATATGGCGCGCTGGTTCTTGTCCGGCGTAACGTGGAGCAGGTCCTCGACAAAATCAGCCGGGTGGTCTGCATAGTACAGGATAGCCTCTTGGGTCATCATGTCTGTTCTCCTCGTTTCCGGTTCTCGTATGCGGCCGCGATTTCATCGGCGAGGGAGAGCGTGGTTTCCTCCTGCTCCTCCGCCGTCTTGCCTCCGGCCGTGACGCCTGCCTCCTCCATCCGGTTATCCCGTTCAAGCTCTGTGGCCTTGTCGAGGAACTGGATAATGTCCTTTGGCGTCATCGACCCGTCCGGCAGATTCTTGAGCTCCGCGAGGGCTTTCTCTTGGAGCTGCAAGGCGATGCCGATGTGGCGGGTCCTCATTTTTTTGTACTTTCGGAGTGCCTCTTGTCGGGCTACGTCATCCAAATGGTTGTCATACGCTCGGCAGCGTTCTCCCCACTTTTTCTCGCGGCTCCAACGCTTGATAAGCGTGTCACTCTTGGATAACTGTTCGGCAACGACCCGTAGGCTCCTGTTTGAGCCCATATCTCGGTAGATGGCAAATGCCTCGTAGGCCTGCGCGCTTTCGCCCGGTTGACGCTCCCAAAGGTCGTCTTTGGTCCTATTCGGCATTGTCCTCCTCTCCTCACTTTCAGCTCTGTCCCGGGCTGCGAGGCTCCGCGCCCGTAATCCAGAATAGGGTGCTTTCCGGTGCGATGCCGGAGCTTCTAAACCACTGCATCGTCTTTGCCTCGTAATGAGGATGCAGGCGAATGCCCCCCCATGTAGCCGCTGTGGACTTCTCATAGACGAATCCGGGGCTGTGGAAAAGGTCATGGTACTCAAACTCTCGGTCTGCGCCGTACTTTTTGAGGGTCTCATGGATGAATCCGCGCCGGTCCGGGGCCGTGGCTACGAGGTGCATCCTCTTGACCCGTTTCCCGTACCTGTGCAGTCCTATCATCACGCCGGTGGCGGTGATGCCGCTGCCGCAGGTCATCACGAGGTTTTCTATATCGTCCGGGAGGTTCTCTGTCTGCGCCGCAACTGCGGTTAGCAGCGTGTCGCCGTACCCGATGATATTGATGCCGTACTGGACAATAAAGCTGTTTTCCTGCGCCGCCAGCTCTTTTGCGCGGGCGTGTAAAATGCTGTGGCGGCCGGAACGTGCTGCGAGCACTATGGACGCCCCATATTTCATCGCCAGCCGGGGCATAGGCAGAGCCGCAACGCTCTCCCGGGTGGTTCCGCCGTACACGATTCTGCACGGCATCCCGTTTGCCCGGGCAACCGCTGCGGTGATGGGTGCTTGCGGGGAGTGGATGCTGCAATACGTCAGCAGGCTCTTGTAGTCTTTCTTGACGCTGTTCACAAGCATCACGCATTGCCGGAGCTTTCCTCCGTTCACCTCTCCGGGGCCAAACGGGGCATAAAGGTCGTCCCGCTTGATGCGCAGCCCGTCTACCTCCTGAACCGGCGTCAGGCTGTACTCATTCATCCAGTCCAAACACCTTTCTGTGATAGTCGGTCTTTTTGGCGAGCTCCTCCTGCATCAGGCCGTAAAAGCTCTGCTTTGCAATTTTGCGCCCGCTGCCCGCGCTCTGGTTCAGCGTCTTGAACGGTCCGCCCGTCCCGACTTCTTTCATCTTTTCCGTCGGCTCCGGGTTCTTACCGTTCATCAGCATACAGAGGTTATACTCGTTCGGCCGGAATCCGGGCAGGCCGTCGATGCCGCAGCAAGTCATGCTGTCGCCCATCGCGCGGAGCCGGTTCTCGCCGCTGTAGAATTTCAGGCCGTACCGATGGCACTCCGCCTTGATGGCTTCAAAATCGTGCCGGAGGCGGGGCAGCGGATAGCAGAAGTCGCCGCCGATTTTCGTCATGCCGGGTTTGGCCTTAAAGAACTTCATGCCCTCCACGATGACGCCGTAGGCTCCCGCCTCCGCGATGCGAGGGATGTTCTTCATAACGTCATGGAACACCTCGGGCATATACGGCTGGATGCGGACGATGGTGCGCTGCACTCTGGCCGATACCGTCTTGAGGATGGAGAGCCGCTCCTCGTAGCTGGGCGTCCCGCGTTCGAGGCGGTCGTACTTGCTGCACACCATGCTGATTTGCAGCACACAGTTGCACTGTGCCAACAGGTCGAGGTACTCCGGGTCCGCAACGAGGCGGCCCTTTGTGCTCACCACAAACGGATATTTCGTCTCCGCCAGCAGCTTGAGGCACTCGTAGCTGGCGCGAATCTGCTTTTCGACCGGCTGGAACGGGTCGCTCATGCCGCCCCAGTGGATAGGGATGTTCCAGTCGCACCACTCCGTTTCGTTGCCGCGCTTGCCCTCGATAAAGGAGCGCAGGCCGTCTACGCTTTCGTCGCGCTCGATGTGGCTAATGTCGTTCTTCTTCTGTGCGAAGCAGTACCGGCAGCCGTGTGAGCAGCCGCGATAGGTGTCGAAACGCACAGGCAGGTTACAGAGAATAATCTGGCTCCCGCATTTGCAGCCCATTAAATCTCACCTCTAATCTTCTGGACGATGACGGCAACAAGGTCCTCTTTGCCGTTGTCCTTTATGTACTCTTTCAGGACGTCGCGGTCCTCCGCGCTGAACTTGAGCGAGATGTTGAACGTCTCCTCGATGCTCTTGAGCTCGCTGTCGAGAAAGTCGCCGTCTACGAGAGCGTCCACGTTGTTTTCGAGGGCCTCGATTTCGTACAGGTCAAATCCCGTCTCCGGGGCCGCGTCTCCGAGGCTGTCCAGCAGCTCCTTGAGCTTTACCTCGTCCCACTCGCCCGTCACTTTGTTCATGGCGATGTTGAGCTGCTTCTCTGCGGTCTCGTCGAGGTCAACAACAGATACGTCCGTCTCGGTGACGCCCTCGTTCATAAGCACGGTGAGACGCTGGTGGCCGGACACGACACGGTTGGTGCGCCTGTTCCAAATGACAGGGACGACCATGCCGAACCGCTCAATGTTCCGCTTGAGCTTCTCGTACTCGTCATCACCGGGCATCAGCTCCACGCGAGGGTTGTACTCCGCGCGCTCCATGTCCGCGATTCTCTTTTTGATAATTTCCATCAGATAAGCCCCTTTGCCTTGTTCACGAGCAGCTGCGCCAGCTCAACCTTGCCTGCGGGGTTCTCGTCGATGTACTTATCCATCGCCTCGTGAACCTCCTCGGGCAGGGTGAATGTCATGGTGTAGCTTGTCGGCTCGCTCTTGCCGGTGTCGGAAAAGTCCTCGTTCAGCAGGTCCTCGATGTGGTCGTATGTCACCTTGAGGGCGTCGAGCTCCCAGTCATCAAAGCCGGTGAGGGCCATTTCGCCCTGCTCTTTCAGCTCGTCCAGAATCGCGGTGAGCTTCTCGTTGTCCCACCGGCCGGAGATTTTGTTGAGCGAAACATTGAGGATGCGTTCCTCCTGCTCGTTGAGCTCGACCTCTACCACCTGTACCTCGGTGTAGCCTTTCTGCACCAGCACCTTGAGCCTCTGGTGGCCGCCTACGATGTTGCCGGTGGTCCGGTTCCATACGATGGGCTCAACGTAGCCGAAGGTCTCGATGCTCCGGGCCAGCTTTTCGTAATGCTTGTCGCCCGGTGCGAGGTCTTTCCTCGGGTTGTAGTCCGCCGGATGGAGGTCGCTCACCGGCAGAGTGATAATTTTCATCTGCCGTTCCTCCTTGACCCGTTTCGGGTCACTCCTGCGCATAAAAAAGAGGAGCTGCCCTGCGCAAGGCGGCTCCCGTCAAATAGGAGAAAAAATTATGGGTTTAGGGGATTTCTTTTTGCTGTTGGTATTCTACATTTTGTAGTTTAGCACTCGTATAGTGCCTTGTCAATGCCGTGTTTTTGCCCCGAAACGGGTCGTCCGTCTCGTGCCGTCAGGCTTTCTTGATGCCGTCAATGCCGAAAATCAGGGCGGAGAGTGTAGCGCAAGCCGCGTCCACATCCTTGTAGACCGTCCGCTTGTCGATTTTTTCCCGCTCCGCTACGGCCGTCGGTGAGAGTGGCCGGTCTCTCAGGTAGAGGGCTTCGATGACGCGGTAGTGCCTCTGCTCGCCCTCGTCTACGCTGTTTTCGCAGACGACCTTGTAGATTCCGAGCATCCTGTTCACATGGCGCATGATAAGCTGCGTCCGGGCTGCCGACTTCATAATGCTCTCGACCTTGAGGTTCTCCTCGAGCAGCTCGTCCAGTGCCTCCACGATTTCCTCGACGCTCTCCTCTCCGGTGGCCGCGCTGGCAGCGTCGTATACTGCGTGGGAGCAGTTGGCGTTGAGCACGGTATAGTTCCGCAGCAAGAGCTTGGTATTGCGGAATCTCCGGTCGCTTCGGCCGTCCCGGAACTTCTTGCGCTCCTGCTCCACGGCCTTGATGCTGGCCTCCGCTCCGAGGCGGGCAGCGTCCGTCACAGCGGCCTCGACGCTCTCCTGTATCTCTTTCCCTAAGATGGCCCGAACGGCAGTGACAGCCGCCTTTGCCGCCACCTCTGCGGCCATTATCACAATTTCCTGCTCAGTCATCGTGCTCCTCCTCTTTGTTTCCGTCCGGCAGTTCGTCGAGTGTGGCCCGGGCGATTTTTGCAAAGCGTTCGCAAACTCCCGCCACTTCGAGCGCGGAGACGCCGAATTTCTTCATGGCCTCTTTGAGCTTGCCCGCGCTGTCCTCCGTGATGGGGACGCCCATAAACGAGAATATCGGGTTTTCCATGTTCGGTTGTTCCCTCCGTATTTCGTCCACCAGCACAAAGCGTTCCGGCGTCGTCCAGTCCATAAAGCGGTTAAATCTGTACACGGCCGCGCGCCACTCCTCCGTCTCGGGCTGCGTCCCGTAGGGCATCCCACAAAACGCCGTGAGTACATCGCTCACGTTGGAAAGCGGGTTGATGTCGTACATCGTCGGGATGCCACGCAGTAGGTCCGGGGTAAATCCCGGGCCAAACCGCACGGCGTACTCCTTGATGTCCGCTTCCGTGACGTAGTTTCTGCCGTATCGCTGCTTCATGCTGCGCCAGACCGTCCACGGGATTCTGTATACCCGCAGCCCGTCGAACGTGGCAACGATGAAGCAGTGCGCGCCGAGGGCTGTGTAAGAATCGAGCTTTTTGGCCTGCTCCGGTAGTACGCGGTCTTTGTTTAGCCTGCCCGTCCCGGTGCTCTTTGCCTCGAACATCACCGCGCGGCCTCCGAGCATGACGCCTTTGAAATCCGGTTCCGCCTTTTTGGTATACACCGCGCGGAACTGACCCGACTTGTTCGGCTGGCTCACCGGTTTCATCGGCTCCGGCGTCTTGCTTATGTCGGCTCGGCCCGTCTCTGTCAAAAGAGCGCACGAGGCTTCTATCTGTTCTTCCAGCCTCCCGCCCTGCGCGCGGCTCCGCGCTCCCTGCAAGGCCCGGAGCGGGTCCTTTACCGGGCCGCTCATTCGAGGTAGCCCTGCTCTCGGGCGAACTCTGCGATTTTGTAGGCGGTCGCGCTCTTGATGCCCTTGCACTCTCCGGCGTCGAGCTGTTCGAGGAGCTGCGGCAGGGTCTTGCCCGGGGCCGGGTTCGATGCGCGCTGGGCCTCGGCTTCGGAGTAGCCGGTGTTGTAAGCCTCCTCCCGGATGTGGTCGATGTGCTCCACGAGCTTGTCGTCGGTCATCTTGCGCAGCTTCACGGCGCGCTCATGTACATTCTTCTCCTCGCCGGTCATCCGGCAGTTTCTTTTCTTCACTGGATTCCCTCTCTTTCCAGCCGCTTGCAGTGGCCATTCTCATAGGCCATGCACTTCTTTTCCGAGCACCAGCCGAAACGCTCCGTTGTAATCTCGGTCCGGCTAATCCACGAGTAGCTCACTTCCCGTTTCGTGCTTTTCTTGTACGGGCAAAACATACCATCATCGCTCATTGTGCTGTCTCCTATAAAACATTCATGTGAAGCGGCTGCCCGGTGGCAAGCTGCCAATGGATGAACTCACGCTCGAGGCAGTTACTCACCATAACGAGGGCTCGCAGCTCTCCGGGGAGAATCTTGCTGTCGAGATAGAGCCGCTCAATTTCCGGCGCCCGGGCGTGGAGCTCCCGGATGGCCGCCTCCGCGTCCTCCCACTCGGTCAGGTCGTACAGCTCGCCGAGTGCCTTGTCGAACTCACTCTTTTCCGGCATTGTCCGCTCCTCCTCGCAACGCTCTCGCCGCCACGCTCATAAGATTTTTGAATGAGTGGACCGTCATCCCCATAACACAATCTCCAACCCGAAAGCTGCAAGCGTTAGCACCGAGCGCGTCCAGCTCTTTAGCGATGTCCTCGTTCGTCGAGCCATCGAAATGAGGCGAGTGGGTTTTTTCGTGCTCCAAGCACTCCTCCTCGTCGTAAAACTCGAGGCGGCAATGTTCGCAGATGTATAAATCAACATTCTGGTGTATCATCTTTGCACCCCTCCTGCTTTGCTGCTTCTTTGTCCAGATTATCCTTGAGCCGGTCGAGCTTGTCCCATACGATTTTCGTGATGTTTACCAGCTCATGGGGGTTAAAAATTACAAAGAGCTGCACCAGCATGATGAAAACATCAGCCGTTTCCTCCTAGATGTTCGAGTACACTTCCTGCGTCTCCCGGTTGAATGGGGTGTCGTACTTGAGCTTGCACACTTTGAGCTTACAAAGGGCTTTAGTGAGTTCCGACATTTCCTCCACAGCTTTGGTGAGCTGGGCGTCTTTGCCGTAAGTGCCGATGGCGCGGTCGATGGTCTGCAAGCCCTCCGGCATAATCTCCGGGATGCGCGCGTCCTCGTAGTGCTTGAGCTTGTCGCGCAACGAGGCGAGAGCCCACGAGAGGGTGTAGTGCTCTGCCAGCAGGCCCTCAATGGTCTCCGGGCCGTCGAACAGGTGCTCGCACAGGGTCATGTCGAACTCCTCCGGCGTTCCCTCGGTGTCAATATCTGCGTTGTGCGCCTTGATAAGCTGCTTCATGTAGTCGTTGAGGCTGATGCTCCGGCTGGGCATCTGCACCCAGCCGTCCTCGCCGCGCACGAACAGGTTGAGAGCCTGCGAGTAATTCCCATCCGGGGTGTCGGTCGTCATTCTTCTCTGCGGAAACATAAATTTTGTCCTCCAATTTTCAAATTTGATGGTTAAAGATTGAAATGCACTTGAATCATTTTCAAGTTTCGGGGTTAGATTTTGCTTTATCGGTTCTGCTGTTCCACCTTTGGATGTCGTCTGGCGTGTCGAGAAAAAACATCCCGAATCCCAAAACACAATCAGGCGTTTCGGGATGCTTCCAATACGTAATGCCGATATTACTACTTATCGCTTCACCGGTTTCGGTATTGACGACCTCCCTTTTTTCTGCGATGCGGCACGGATTCGCTCCGCAAAACGGGCAGGGCAGGATTTCTACTTGTCTTTCTTTCATGTCTGTCCATCCTCTGTGTATTTATTGTCGTAGAACGTCCCGTCTTGCCCGATGGAAAAATCTTCATCTTCCCAGTATACGCCGCAACCGTTTTCACAGGCCGCTACGCTCTCGCTTAGTTCTCCGCTTCTGGATACATAGCGTTTCGGAACTTTTCCGTCTTTTCGGATTGTGTAGTCCCGTGCGTTCTGGTAAAATTCCGAATAAATAATTTTCCCGCCACACCTCGGGCATCGGCCCCGAATGACTCCATTCACGTTTCATCCTCCTTTTTTGTTTTCTTCAACTGGCGGCCGCACTCCGGGCAGAAGTTCAGCGGCCGTCTTTTGTGAGTGTAGGTTGAGGCAAGCCCGCAGCCCTTTCTGAGGGTTCTCTCATAAAGGCAGACGTAATACTTTGTGTATAACTCTCTGCCGGTCTTTGGCCTGTGCTTCTTGCTCCACTCATAATCTTCGCAAAATTGGCAGTTCATACGCTTTCCTCGATTACTTTGAGGTCATACCCGCTCTTGACAAACTTCATGCACAGCTCGTGGTTGATGCCGTTGCCGAGGTTGGTGTAGATGTACTCCATGTCCTCCGGCGTGAATTTGGTGTCGAGCAGCTTGTTGATGCCGTCGAGATGCTCCTTGCACAGCGGCTTTGTGAACGCCTTGAACGCAAACCGCGATACACCCTCGATGACCTCCGCCTTGAACTCGTCCGGGGTGCTGCAGTGGTTGAGGTTGATGTATGTGTTCGTCCTCGGGACGAGAATCAGCTCGAAGTTCATGGTGACGTAGGCTTTCGGGAAAGCGCGCTGAATCTTCCCGCACCACGGAGCCGCGAACGGGCTGAACCACGGCAGCATATAGCTGCGGAGCTCCTGCTGACTGACTGCTGGGGCGTCCTGAATGTGGTCGATGCAGCACTCGATGGCCTCCCGCTCTGCGAGGCTGTCCGCCTCCTCGAGCCAGCCGTTGAATATACGGACGATTTCCTCTGCGTTAATCGGTTTCATGTTGCTCCTCCGTTTCATTCTCCATCTTGAACCCGCAGACCGGGCAGAAGTTCCAGACACGGCCCCTGAAGTCTGCCTCAGAAAGTGCAGCGTTGCAATTCTCGCAATAGACCGCCGGAGATTCAAACGTGTTGCCGTAGGCATCCGTATCAATGATTTTCACGTTTTCGTCCTTCAGCCACCTTGCATGACCGCGCATGCTTTCTGGGTCCACTGTCGGTTGCTCGTTCACGACCTGCTCCATGAAACCGTAGCCTATCTTTAGAGTTGCATTGTTAAGAGCATTGCCAAACGCAATTAAAAGGTCGTCCGCATCAATGAGCCTTTTTTCTTCCATTCTTTATAGCCTCCTTTAGATACTCAAAAATCCCAATCCGGCTTCTTGTCTCTCGGAATTTAACTTTCACCGGAATAATTTTTGCAGAGCCCGAATCTTGCATTTCGGGAAAACGCCGTTCCTCTTTCCGAATCAGCGTCTCAAGTTCCATTTCGACCGTCTGCTTGTGGCTTGCGTCGTAGTCCGCGATTATTCTGCGAAAAAAATCCTCGGCCTCGTAGAATGTTCCTATGTTGTATGGCATCTCGGCCAGTCTGTTCATCTCCCGCTCTATGTATTCTATTTGGGGTGCAAACACCTTTTTCGCAAGAACCATCGTCAGCTTCCGCTCAACATCTTCTGTAAGCTGCCGACCATCCGCCTCGACTCGTATTCTGTCAACAAAAGAGATGCTAGGCCGGAGGTTCAGGCCGGGGCATACGGTCACTTTGATGTAGTTACTGCTCACCATGCTCCTCCCGGATTTTTTCCAACTCTCGTTGGCACTTGTCGGCCCGGTCCATAGCGTTTACACAGTCCATCGCTATTTCGGCGTATTCCTTGCTTACATTTCGCAACATATTTTCCGCCCGGTCCCGCTGCTCCGTTGCCTTGTTAAGCTGCTCATTTCTGATGGACGCTCCGAGAGCGAATCCAATCAAAAATGCTGCTACGAGCTCTTCGCTTAGCATCGTCTTTCCTCCTTATGCCAACGACCTCGATTTCGTCACACTCGCGGTGTTTCTTCCGCCCGGCTTCGTGTCCGAGGTACTCTGCCTCTTTTTGGTCGTCTGCCATGACTGCGACGCCGAAATAGCAGGTGGAGCTCTCTGTCCTGCCCTCAAGGAACACGTCATACCTCGGCATCCGGTTCCTCCTCGTATTGGTGGACATCGACGAAGATGGCTTTCTTCCACGGGAGTGCGTTGTACGCTGCCCGCGTCTCCTCCTCCGTCATGTTGTCCACGAGCTCCGGGTCGTAGTGTTCACAGAGGACGTCGTTCATCTCTGAAATATCGTCCTCCCGGTAGTAGGTTCTCTCTCTGCCGATGACGAACTCCTGAACCGCGCTCTCTCCCCATGAGCCAAGCCAGCAGTAATACTCGTCGCCGCTGACCACATCCCCATCTACACAGGGGATGACCGGGAGCTCCGGGTTTGCCTGCATAAGCTCGAGGAGCTGCGTGAGCTTTTCGCTCTGTTTCATGTCATTCCATCCTTTCTCTTCCGGGGCTCCGCCCGGGTTGCTTTCTGCTCGGCGGCCTTGTGCCATACATAGGCCGCAACAACTATTACTGACAAGGCGACGGCCGCAAAGGAAAGCCAGTAAGTTAAAGTTTCCAGCAGGTCGTCAAGCTCTAAAAGGACCTCGTACATAGTCACCACTCCTTTACCTGAATTTCTTCTTGAAACTGCGCACGATGGCCCGGTGCGTCCACCTACGGCAGTAGGGGTTTCGGACGCTCCCGTCGTACTCCTGTTTCATCTTCTGGTATGCCGCCTTGTTCTCCGCATACCGTTCGCAATGGTCGTGGCATCCCGGGTGTCTGTCCGGGCACTCTTTCGGGCAGATAGTCATAAGCCGAGCATAACGCTGGCCCGTTTTCGGGCGGCCGTCATGGTTTCGTCGTACTTTGCTGCGCTGTATACGGCGAGCGGGGCCACTGCCCGTCCTGCTCTGGCCCTCCTGAATATCTCCGAGTAGACAGCGGCCGTCTCGTATACGCTGGGGCCTCTGCCCGGGGTCGAAAGCATCCCCTTGCGGTCGTCGGTGTCAGTGACGCGGAGGTCCTCTTTGAGGGCATCCTGTACGCATCTGCGCAGACGGTCGAGGGCGAGGTCCTTATCCTCTTTTTCCCACTCGAGGTACTGCTTGTAGTTGTTCATGGAGTTCTGCTTGAGGCGCGCCAGCCGGTCTCTCCCGTAGCCGAACGTCTCGTGGCAGGTTGCCGCCATAACAAGCCACGCGATTTCTGCGCCCTGATTGCTTGCCATGCGGAGCTGCTCCTCCCGGCGTCCTCTCGGAGCTCGGTCAACCGGCAGTCGGACCTCAAAATCACAGATTCCTTTGAGGTTCTCCCTCATGGCGTCCGTTGCGTTCTTGCTGCTGCCGTAGAGGATGGCCGTCTGGTATTTTTTCTCAAAAGCGTCCATCTCGTTACACGCCCGCAGGAGGCGGGACGCGCCAATGCCGTCGTCTTGGTGCATGGAGACGACGATGCACCACATAAAGAGCTGGGCGGAGCGGTCGCGCTGGTCCTCGCGCTCCTGCCGGATGTTGTGGGTCAGTGCTTTCATCATCCGGCCCTCCTTACATCGTGTAGCAGTGCTTGACCGGGTCCCATGTGAGCTTCGGTATGCTCCGGCCGCAGACGCAGGAGAATTTCTGGTTTGTGATTTCTGCATCCTCGATGTTCGTCCGGCCGTAGCTCACTTTCTTGCAGTCCGGGCAGGTGTACTCGAACCGTGCCAGCGCGTCCAGAGGGATTTTCGCGCCGCACTTCCGACACTCGTGAGCCGTCTGCGGTTCGCGCAAGAACTGTACGAACTCGTCCTTGCATTTTGGGCAGCGGAGGAACATGAGGCCCTTTGCGCCGACAGGCGGGAGCCAACTTACCGGCTTCTCGGGGGGGGCTTTCTTATCAGCCGAGGAAACTACCGGGGCTGCCTGCTGCGGCTCGTTGGGGACGTTCTTTTCCGCCTCCGGTGCGCTGTCGCCGTCGTACAGCGTCGTGGACTTGGCGATGGTCTCGAGCGTTTTGAGCGCGGTCTCGAGCTCTGCGGGGCTCTTGCCGGTCAGCGTGACGCTCACATCCGGTTCTCCCTGAAACTTGAAAATTTCCATCGAGACTTCAAACTTCGTACTTGCCATGTCGGTTATGCCTCCTGCTTCTTTTCTTTCAGCTTGTTTGATGGGTCGAACTTCCTGCCATCCTCGACGCCGCGCCATGCTGCGTCGAGCTCTCCAACCGTCTTTGGCTGGGGCGTCTTTTTGAACTCTTTCGGCGGTCCAATCTTTTCGAGCTCGTCTTTGACCTCTTTCGGAACTTTCAGCACAAGGCCGTATTCTTGATTTTCCTCATTCTGTCTTGTGAACGCCTCGTATACGCCTCTGGCGAACCCATAGCCGTAGGAATCACAGATTTTTGCAATCTCCTGCGGTGTGTAATAGTCCCGGTGCTGTTCGCGGAGCTTCTTCTGCTCCGATTTAATGCACCGGACCGCATACCGGAATATCTTTACGCAGATTTCAATATCGCCCTCCAAGCCGATGAATCCGACGTGCCAAACGGTTGTTTTTGCGCTAATCTTGCATCGAAACGCTGAGCAGCAGTAGTTTTCTCCAATAATGATTGAGAGCGGGTCCATCCACGAGTTTGCTTTCTTGGAAAACGTCTCGCCGATGGCTCGTTTTATGACCGTCGTGTTCCGTTCCTCGAGGTCCCGCTCGCTGAGCTTGTGCTCCGCCATGAGCTTGCGAGCCTTGAGCAGGGCGAGCTTCGCCTCCTCCGGTTCCGGGCTCTTTGCGAGGGCGAGGAGCTTTCGGATTTTGTCCTTGTAGTCCATCAGGCTTCAACCTCCTGCGCTACAACTCCCAGTAGCTTACAGCGTGTAAGCATCATCCTCTCTAGCGAGGACTGGTACTTCTGAACCGGCTCCGCAGAGCACTCAAAGCAACGTCCGGCGTACCGCCATGTGCCGCCCTGCCGCTTGAATGTCAGGTAGGTCGGCCGCCAGTGTCCATTGGCGTCCTTTGCGGTGCTGATTTCTCCGCCCACCTGCAACAGGCCTGCGCGGTTTGTGCGTGGCGGTAAGACGTCAAGAAAGTAGCCAATCAGGTCCTCGTCTACCTCGTCGCCCGGTTCGAGATAGTCCTCTGCGGTCGGGAGGCCGCTCTCAAACCATTTCCCGAGCGTCTTGAGGCCGGTTCCTGCGCACTCTGCGCGTTGCCTCTCGACTTCGTTGGCAATTAACGCCATCTGCGTGTTGCTCAAAAAAATGTCGCTGCCGTCGTCGAGGCGGAGATAAACGACGCCCGCCTCGAGGAGTGTTACAGGGAGGTCGAGGTATGTCGTTGTCGCTCCGCTCCTGTCAACTACCGGGATGCAGATGCGCTCGCGGGCGGCTCGTCCGCCCCTGTGGTAAAGTATCCTGTCGAATGCGTACCTGCGGCAGTCGCATTTCTCGGTGCAATAATTGACCGCGTCGTCCGGCCACAGGCCGATAATCATAAGTCGCTTCATGCTGTCCTCCTCAAACGTAATCGGCGTACCGGGTGCTGATGCTCTGCACCCACTCTTTGTCCAGCTTGTTGAGGTATGTGCTCCACGCCTCCTCGTAACTGTTCCACCACCATTTCCGGCTCTTGAGGGCAACAATAAGCTGCTGCCGAGGCTTCATAACGAACTTGATGTACGCCCGGTCGCCCATCGTGTAGGCGACGAGGTTCTCGTCCTCGAAAAACTTCTGCCGGTTCAGGTTTGCGAGTTTGCCCTCTTTCCCGGCCGCGTAGAGCTTGGCGATGACGCTGTTCTTGCGCCAGCGGTACTTTTCATGGAGCTTCTCGTAATACTCCATGAAGAGCTCCGGGTCCTTGTTGGCGAGCTCGCACAGGCTCGCGGTAGGATTAAGCGTCGGCCGCTCGATGCAGAATTTGATGTCATCGACCAGTCGCGCAATCTCCTTTGCGTCCTTGTCCTCGATGCGGCCCTGCCAGACTTGCTCCTGCAGGCCGTTGAACCACTCCACGAACTCAGAGGAAAGGCGGAGAATGGT